CAAAGATATTGTAGTATTCATCAAATACTTTTTCTATTGTTTTAGCTGCTTCAGGTAATTTAGGATCTACAGCTCTAAGTTCATCTAAAGTTATAGGTTTAAGTTTAGGATCATACTTAAATGTTTTTCTATTTACTTGTGCTTTAGTTAAGTAATAGAATAATAATCTTCTAGCATCTATAGCATCAGGTACAGATCTTTTAATTACATTAGATAATTCTTGAGCAGCTGATTGTAGTTTAACAGTACTCATTCTAGCTGCATCTAATGTAGCTTCACCTGAGAGAGCTGCCTCACTAAATTCTTTAGGCATACGTCTTATATTTCTACCTAATACTCTAGCAGCACCATATATGGCTGCACCTCCAGTACCGTCTGACCCGCCGCCATGCGATGCCATGGCAATATATTCATATGGGTACTTAGATAGCGGATTAATGATAGGCTTTGCGTAACCGGTGTGACCGTCCCCTTGCTCAAATTCAGGGTTATACGTAATTACCGATGTTGCAGACCTAGTAAAGTCAATACCGTTAGTGCCTGTTGCCAAATGCGTGTTTTGCACACCTTCTGGATATTCTGGCACTAAAACTGAGCGAGTGTGATAGAGCATATTAACCACACCATCAATCACCCTAACTGCTGGCGTCTCAGTTTGCACAAAATCATCATCAACATAAATAGGGCATGTCTTTGTTGTGATATGGTCGAACTCTGGCCGACTCGAAACGTTTTGCCATTCCTCCCACGCCGCAGGGTCAGTTATTGCGCCAAGTGTTGAGTTCCACACTCGAACATAAATACCGCCTGGCCCGCTTCCGTGGTCTGGTGATGAATAGACGATAACGGGGTATGTGGAACTAGGCCAGCTTGGTACCGTTGAGCCATCAACTGGATATAGAAAAAATTCCTCTTCATATCCATCCGCAAGTATTTGGGAATGAATGGGGAAAATCTGCCCCAATTTTGTTACTGATAGCGCACTTCCTGACTGGGTAACAATCTCGGGCGGCGTGATAATCTCGCTAGTGTAGCGGTAATTATCAAACTGCATATCATTATCATCTACCCGCAAGCCAATGCCGTCACCAGATATGGCGCTAACGTCAGTGGCGGAGCAGACTAGCTCCCCGTTTACGTAGAACTTTAAATCTGTACCATCACAAACCGCAGTCATGCGGTATACTGGGGAAACTTTTGTTAAGTCTGGGTCATTTAGCGCTGTGTAATACTCATCGGCAACAATGTTGTTAACTCCGCCTTCTTTTAGATATATTCTACACCTAGCGCCCAGTTCACCCTCCCCAGGTGCGAGACCGAACAATATTAAATTGCTAGTATCAGTCACACGCATGAGAATGAATGCGTTTGCAAAACTAACACCTGTGTTGTGCATATCAACAGTGACCGAGCCATCCCTTCCGGAGTCGAAAAGTATACTCGGAGTGGCGCTACCCTTTGTTAGCTTTTTGTTGTTGACAACATAATCACCCTCTAGAAGGGTCGCCCCCGCTACGCTCGTCGTCCCATCTGGGTAATCAAAAGTTTCAATTGCCATTTATTCGCCCTCATGTGGTCAATTTGCTATCAGTTCGCCAGCGAACTTCATTTTATAAAGTTTGTGTTTTGGGTAATCGTTAATCGATATTGGGTGTTTTCGCAAACTGTCGTAAACAACCCCGTTTAAAACCAATGCCGCATGATTGACATTATCGTTGTGGGTGAACGCCCACACTTCCCCACCGATTTGCAGTTGCAGGGTAAAGGCGAAGTCCTCACAATCACCTTGAAACTCAGAGTCAATGCGTGTAAACGCTTTATGCTCATCTGCAATATCGTCTATGTAAATAAAGTTGCTTAGCGCCTCGTAATACGCTCTATCATCAGATGATGATAAGTAGTAAGTTGTGACCGCTAAGATAGCTAGCACTGCGATAAGTGGTAATAAGTATTTTTGCATCACATAAGCTCCTGAACTTCTACATGGAATTCATCTACCCATGCGTTAATTGTTGTAGGCGTGTCAACACTAGCAAGTGCTTGAACCACAACCTCCACCCTACATGCGCTCCGTGGTGCTATGATGCTGGATGAGCGATACGTCCACGACGATTGTAACCCCTCTAATCTCGATACAGACTCGTCTGAAATCTGATTACCCGCAGCATCATAAAAGTAGACCAATATTTGAAATAGCCCCACGTCATTGGATGCGTCCCAATCGTTTTTGATGTACAACCCAAATACAACTAGGTCGTTTGGTTTGCACGATAGCGCCTGATACAACTCGCCGCCCTGTACGCCACCGCCACCTCCATAAGTAGCACTTAGTTGACCGCAGTATGTGCCGCTATAAGGGTCGGTTGTCGTTGCTGTGATAGACGACGAAGCGTTTGTGCCGCCAGACGTATCTATAATTCTAACCGTCCATCCCTCGGCATCACCAGTTTCAAAGTCGCCGTTTAATATCTGGTTAGCCCACGGACTTGTAAAATGCGGCCAGTAGGTTTGAAACCCAAGCCAATGCATCCCCTTAACTCCGCTTCTTCCTGTCCCTCCAATGATATAGTTGTGTGCGTACCCGTTTCCTTGTGGGTCGTAGTCTCCATTCATGTTCCACGTTACATTATCCAAGAATATACCGCCCGTAGTCGTGTCGGGAGCATTACTGGTTAGTGGTGGCTTGATAAGCGCTCGGTTATTGGTAGTTATCCAACTATCGCGAATCATGATTTTAGATAGACTATTAGACTCGACGAAATTAACAGATGTAGATTGATTGTTAGGGTTTTCAATGTGGCACTGATTCATGCTAAAAATAGTGTCTGACCACGTTGCAAACGGCTGATTATCAAAGGACGTGCCAAAACATCTCCATTCGCCTTTACGGAAATTTGAAAATTGACCGCTTGAGTCTGCAAAAAAACAATCGCGTAATACCATACACTCGCCAAAATCAACCGTTGAACTTGGCGTTTCAATATATCCGCCAATGGTGCGACAATTGTTTACGCTCACTTTCCAGCAGTGGTCGTTAAACCTAAATGTTCGCTTAAAGCCCTGTACCGACACCCAATCCAGTGAACAACAACTTATTCTGGTTGCCGCTGTACCACCTGACAGCTGTATAGCGTCTGCGTCGTATTCGCTGTTTTTAGCGCCACCTACGATACTGATGTTTTTCAGCGCGCTTTTTACCATCCTGTCGTTTGACTCATACACTGGCGCTCCAACCAACTGCACACCGTACCCCGCAGACGGAGCGCCTGAAAAAATAATTCTGGACTGAGTTTCGCCATGCCAAAACCCTCTAAGGGCGTCGATTATAAAACTACTGGTTCCCACAAAATAATCTTTGCTTGAAAATTTTAAACCGATGACTAAATCAGAAATTAGGGAGTTTGCTGCTTGTATTGCATCTGCATCGTTTGTTGTACCGTCACCTTTTGCGCCAGCCTGTTCGGGTCTAATGAACCCATCAGGAAATAACCCTACTAATGTATTCCCATCATTAGTGTAGATATAACGGCAACCGTCTTCGGTGTTAGATTGGCCGCTGATTTTCAGATAAGTGTTGCCGCCTCTAGCTAGCATCACTGAACCTATATCGCCGTGGTAACTGACGGTTTTTACTAACTCGCCAACCCCTAATTCTGTGTCGGCTATCGCATCAAAAACAGAATTCACTTTTGATGAAACTGGTGGTAACTGGTTTTTAGATACCATGCCGGTAACTTCTGAAAAAGAAGGCCAGCGGGTTACCTGTTCACTGTCTAATAATGCGGCTATCTCATCAATTAGCGCATTTACCGCATTAGCCACATCCTCACCCGTACTATTGCCGGGGGTGCCCTTTGCTAACGCCTGTAATTTTTCTATTTCGGCCATTGTTTTAGCTACTCAACTGTAATTCTGGTTACGGCGCCACTGGAACGCAGCGAAAACGAACTCTTGGCTGCATTACCTCGGGGGAATGAATCGGCTAAGTTTGTCGGAGTGAACGTTGCCGTAAATTCCTCGCCATCAGCGTACTCGACTCTGTAGTTCGATTTACGCCCGCTCATGGCATCAGCGCGCATTGCATGATAAGCGGCCTGGTTGGTGTAAATAATTGAACCAGAAACAACTAATTGCCTGCCTACCAATTCGTTATTTAAGTAAGATATATAAGGCGTGATTGAAGCGTTATTGAGTTGTACCAAAGAACCCTGAAATGCTATCGAAGCTTCTAGCTGACCAATCAGAACATTGCCATCTTTCCAGATGATGCATTTTGAACCGTTGTAATGCTCACCAATACGAATTCGGGTTGCCAGCTCAATGCTGTCATATAACTCAACGTCGAAATACAGTTCACCAATTAACGTTTCAATCATGATATAGAATTAGGGGTATCACCCTCGCCCTGGATGTATCGCGATAAATCACCATCGGTATAAACGTTGATCGTGCTGCCATTGGCCTCCAGCGCCTTGCCAGCTAAACCACCGGCATAAGCGCCCGCCTCTCCCGGTTGGCCGGGGCCTCCGCCAGCGCCAGCTAAATAGAAAGCTTCGCCTCCTGAACTTGCTG